ATCGGCTGACGAATACTTGCGGCACGCTTCGGAATCTGTTAAAAATGCAACTAAGTTGGCTCTATCCACTCAGGACGAGCCAAAGCAGATGGACGATGATGATTTAGCCTTAGCCCGGGCGATACAAATGGGCAGTGAAGATGAGGCGGTACAGGCAATCCGCAAGATCAAGTCGCGGCCATCCGAGGTAACACCGGACGCCGTGGCGAGAGTTGTCGACGAGCGTCTGTCGTTTCAGCGTGCGGCTGAATGGTTTAACAACGAGTACAAGGAGCTGCTGACCGATCCTAACCTGAAGAAGCTAGTCCTAGACCGTGATGCAGAATTGGCACAACTTGAGCCACAGACTGCGTACATGGACCGCCTACGGCGGGTCGGGGACGAGATTAGAGGGTGGAATGGACAGCGAGCGGGTACTCCGAAGGTAGACAAAGCGGCACGCAAGGCTCAAGTGGCCTCGGTTCCTTCGGGCGCAGCGCGTCAGAACACCGGAGCTAACGAGGAGTCTGACGATAGTCCTGAGAGCGTAATAGCATTAATGGCTAAGTCTCGGGGTCAAGCTCGATCCGTACAACATTGATCTTTTGGAGATAACCACATGGCAGGTCAAGTCTGGGCTGTAAACAGCCTCGGTGGCTACTTATATAGCCGCCAACTTTCCAACGTGCTGCGAATGACTGTGCAGCCTTTGGTAAAATTCCGTCAGTTCGCTGACGTCCACGATATTTCACAGCAGGGCAAGAAGAAGGGCGATATCTTCACTTGGGACGTTGTTTCTGACGTTGCGACGGCTGGTCAGGTTTTAATTGAAACCAACACCATGCCTGAGACAAACATCACGATCACCCAAGGCACCCTGACGATCACTGAAGCCGGCAACTCGGTGCCTTACTCGGGCAAATTGGACAATCTGTCCAAGTTCCCAGTTGAGGACATCATCAAGAAAGCCATGAAGAATGACGCTGTTAAGTCGTTCGATCGCCTTGCTTGGACTCAGTTTAACCAGACGCTTCTGCGTGCGATTCCCACTGGCGGTACGGCTACCGCTTCTGTGACTTTGTACACAAACGGCACGGTAACTGGCACCAACTCGATTGCGTATAACAATGGTCACGCGAAGTCGATTGTCGACCAGATGAAAGAGCGCAATATCCCTGCCTATATCGCAGACGACTATTACGCGATTGCATGGCCTACGACGCTTCGTACCTTCAAGAATAACCTTGAGACGATTCACCAGTATTCAGACACAGGCTTTAACCTGATTATGAACGGTGAAATCGGCCGTTATGAGAACGTCCGTTACATTGAGCAGACCAACATTGCAAAGGGTACCGGCACAGACGGCGTGACCCAGACCACATGGACGAACGGTCAATCTGACTGGATCTTCTTCTTTGGTAATGACACGGTTGCTGAGGCCATTTCGGTGCCAGAGGAAATGCGCGGTAAGATCCCAACTGACTACGGTCGGTCAAAGGGTATTGCGTGGTATTACCTTGGTGGGTTTGGAATTGTCCACACGCTTGCGATCAATACCCGCATCGTTAAGTGGGACTCGTTGGCTTAAGGAGCTATTCAAATGTCAAATACTAATAGTTTGAAAAATGCCGCCTACGACAATTCCGTGTATGTCTCACGCGCAACCTTCAACGGGCTTACCGCTGCTGGTTCCGGTGGTGTGTCCACAAAGTTCGTAGCCCACGCCAACCTTTTGTTGTTTGGGCTTAATGCCTACACAACGACGGCTGGTACATCCACCTACACCGCTACGCAGTACTACAACACTGGCACCAACAGCGCGACCGTCCACGTTGCTGCTACTCAGCTTTCGCTGATTCGCATCACGAATACGGCTGCAACTGGTGTTGCTCCAGCGTTGTCAACGTCAACTGTTGGCCCATTCACGATCGACCAGTATTACGCAAACGGCACCGGCACAGGCGGCGTTGGCGTGTATGCTCAAGTTGCTCTGAACACCAGCACCGGCACCGCAGGCTTGAACGGCGTAGCAATCAACCAAGGCGACCAGATCTATTTCGTGAACGGCACGGATGCGTCTGCAATCAACTTGATCTCGGTTGATTACCAAGTTCAGCCACTCGCTAACGTGGTTGCATAAGGAGTAATTTATGGCTGAGTTAAAGAGAAAAGGCATGGAGACCGAATCTCCACAAGCCGCCAAAGATGGTATTTCAACCATGACTTATGGCGGCGAAGCTCCCG